GTATTTTCTTTATAGGAGATACAGTATCATTTAATGGTGGTTCTTATTATACCATCACCAAAGTGTTTTCTAATGGAGCATTCTCTATTTCGAGTAATTCTGTAGGACCTTTAGCGAATACAAGGATTACTGTCAATAAAAATGCAAATACGCAGTCAGTAATGATTTACGGAGATGTTGGTTTATACAACTATCCAGAGTTAACAACAGAAGATGGATATTCGCTTTTAACTGAAATTGGCGAATACATATTAATAGGGTAAAAAATGTCAACAATTAAAATATCAGAACTTCCAAATTTAATTGCATTATCAGCAAATAATGCCAATACTATTTTTGTTGCTGTAGATAAAACTACAGGAACAACTGGACATTTTGGTACAACAGTTTTAGCTTCTAGTTTATTTGCAAACAATATTTTGAATGTTGGAACCGCAGCAGCATCCATTTTACCTGGAATTGTAGCACAATTTATTAGTAATACAGCACCTTATTCACAAATTAATATTCAAAATATTAATTCAAAAGGTTCTGGTGACCTTGTTATTACTGCTGATAACGGTGATAATGCCAATAACTTTATTGATTTTGGTATTCAAGGTTCAAATATGGACTATGATGCAGCTTTTAATTTTGCCAATAATGATGCCTACATCTATTCTCACGGAAAACCAGGTCAAGTTTATGGTAATTTATGGATAGGAACTAGTACAACAGGCACCGATGTTGTGTTCTTTACTGGTGATACTGTTAAACAAAAAGAAATTGCTCGTTTCAAAGATAATACTGGTTTAATATTAAAAAATCAAATTATATTTCAAGACGCAACAACAATGAATACTGCGGCAAGTCCAGCTGATTATTCAACCGCTGCATTTGCTCAAGCAAATACTGGCGTTGTGTTAGCTCAAGCAGCTTTTAATTCTGCCAACATCCAATCAGGTGTTGACACTACTCAAAATACTAATATTACAATTGCTACCAACTTGGCGCAAGGTGCATACACTTTATCAAATACCACATCTTTAGTGGCTCAAGGCGCTTTTAATAAAGCTAATAATGCTTTACCAAATACAACGGGAACATTTGCTGGTACTTTGACTATTACTGGTAATGTTATAGCAAACTCAGGAAATATTGGTAATTTAACAATATCAAATAGTGCAATATATTCTAGTTTAACGTCTGTTGATATGATAATTGGTCAATCAACAGCTACTGCTAATTTAGTTATTAATAGAACAACAAACATTACTAAAGACCTTAATATAACGGGAAATGTAATATCTAACGGAACACTTATTGATTTTAATAATTCAACATTTAATCCAAATGTAGCTTTTATTCAAATAACAGGAAGTAATAATGGTACAACTGTTGCACCATCAAATACAAATTATATGTTACAGATTACAGGTAAAGCCAATTCTGTAACTAGACTAGTAATTGATAGTTTTGGCCAAAATTCATATCCTGTTGTTATTGGTCGCATGGGTCGTGGTTCAGCTGATTTACCAACAGCAACACAAAACAATGATGTAATGATGCGTATTGTAGGTAATGGATATACTGGTACTCAGTTTCCAGCATCTTCACCAACAAAAATTGATTTTGTTGCTGCTGAAAATTTTAGTGATGTCAATAGAGGTACACAAATTCAATTCTGGAATACAAAAGTAGGAACAAATACACTTAGTCAAATAGCTACATTTAATGCAGATTCAGCAACATTCACCGGTACTGTTGCACCAACAAAAGGATTCATTTATACTCCATTAGTATATCCAAATGCACAGACAGCAATTACAATTGACTTTGCAAACAACTCGGTTGTTCGTGCTCAAACTGCAGCCGGTTTAGTTGTAACACTCTCAAGTTTTGTTGCAGGTAAAGTAGTTGAAGCTTGGATTACAAATACTGCTGGCACCAGTCAAACATTTACTCACGGTGTTTCTGCTATTAACTCAACAGTTAATGCAACCACATATTCTATTCCAAGTACCTCAACTATTTTTGTAAAATACTGGTCTATGGATGGAACATTAGCAAATACTTTTGTAGCTATTACAAAATAATAATAGGATCATATAATGCCAGCACTAACCGCTAATTCGTCACTACTATTATACGGTAGTAAAGTATATGAAGTATTACAATACTACTATGCTCCTTCAGCAACATCTACAGCCAATACAGCAACAAATAGTCTATACGCTTTTATTGGTAAAGTAACTCCTTGGGATGATAATTACAATCCTCCAACACCAACACAAGACCAATATTCAATAAAAGAAATATTTAAAAATATTGTTTCCGCTAAAAAAGTTACTAATGCAGATATTTCTCCAGTTGTTCCTCGTAGAGATTGGACTTCAGGTGTCATTTATGATTATTATAATGACCGTACTGATTTGTTTACTTTAGATGCTGCCGGTTTAATTTCTAAAAACTTTTACATACGAAACAAATATGACCAAGTTTTTAAATGTTTGTGGAATAACCGTGGTGCAGCATCAACTGTTGAACCACAATTGGCTCCAGGTACTTTTGATGACACTTTTTTAGTACAAACATCCGATGGTTATAAATGGAAATTTTTATATTCAATTAATACAGGTATCAAACAAAAATTTCTTGATGAAAATTGGATGCCAACTCCTATTGGAACCACAATACCTAATCCAGCATTAAATACAATAGGTAAAGGTTGTATTGATGTTATAAATGTAACTGCTGTAGGTAATGGATATAGTAGCTTAGGAACAACAGTAACCATTTCAGGCGATGGTTCTGGAGCAAATGCTTCTCCTGTGATTAATGCGGCAGGATATTTAACTAATGTTGTAGTAACCAATGTTGGAGCAAATTATACATATGCATCTGCAAGCATCGATGTTACATTAGGATATTCAACTCCAAATACGGTAGCTCAAGTGATTGCACCCGTTTCACCAGTAAATGGCCACGGTTATGATTCAATATCTGAGTTAGGATGTAATAATGTGATGGTATCATTAAATCTTTCTGGTTCTGAGGGGGGTAAAATACCTACAGATATGACATATTATCAGTTAGGTTTAATACTAGATCCTTCTTCAACACAAACAACTCCAGATCCTGCTTTTGGAGATATTTATGATGTTACTACACAATTGACAGTTTCTCCTGGTACAGGTACTTTTGTAAGTGGTCAAACTGTATATCAAGGTTCAAACTTGGCAACAGCAACATTCTTTGGAACAATTGCTAGTTTTGATAGTACATACAATATACTTCGTGTAATAAATACAGAAGGAACATTAATTCCCAATCAAGCAATTATACAAGACGCAAACGGATCTATTGGGGCCGCAGTTCGAACTTTATTAGGTTATCAACCACCCGATTTTATTACTATGTCTGGATATATGACCTACATAGAAAATAGGTCTGGTGTAACAAGAAGTTCTGATGGTACGGAACAATTCCGTATCGTATTAAGATTTTAATTTGGAAAGAAAACATGGCAACCAATTTTACTGGCGACTTTAACGTAGATCCATACTATGATGATTTTGATTCTACAAAAAATTATCATAGGATTCTTTTTAAGCCTGGATATGCAGTACAAGCTCGAGAATTAACACAATCTCAAACAATTCTTCAAAATCAAATTACAAATTTTGCGGATGCAATTTTTACACAAAATACGCCTGTATCTGGCGGTAAAGTAACAATTAATCAAAATGTTTATTATTTAAAATTAAATACAACCATTGGAGGTTCTCCTGTTTCAGCAGCTTGGTTTGAAAATGGCACCATTAGAAACTCAGATTCTTCAATTTTAGCCAAAGTACTTATTGCAAAAGAAGCTGTAACAACTTCAAGTGGTGCAGCGGGTGATGCTCCTACATTAATTGTGTCTTATATAACCGGAACTCGTTTTGCTTCTGGTGATTCAATCTATTTAATTGATTCAAATTATACTGCAACAATTATTACTCAAACAAGTACTAATCCGGCAACAGAGTTAAGTTCAATTGCTTCTATTTCTAATGGCGTATTCTATGTTAAAGGTAACTTTGTTGCTGTAAATGAAACAACCATACCTTTAGAAAAATACAGTTCAACACCATCTTTGCGTGTTGGTTTAAATGCAGTTGAAGCTATTATTGGTTATAATGATGATGCAACTTTATTAGATCCAGCAATTAATGCTTCAAACTATCAAGCTCCGGGTGCAGACCGTTATAAAATTTCTTTAACTTTAGAAACAAGAGCATTAGATTTAGGTAATGACAATAACTTCATTGAATTGGTTCGTTTAGAAAATGGTTCAATATTAAAACAAGTTGATA